CATGAAGCACATCAATGACTGGCTTGGCGAAGAGGTGATCCGCTTTAACCCTTACGCACTGTTAGACACCCAGCCCACATCCTGACGCGCTTCGCTTGTCTGCTGCTTCGCCGGGGCATAAAAAATTTATGCCCCGACTCTCCAGCTCCTGTATCAGTCAGATAATTTCACGACGCCTTCCAGCTTTTTGCCATCATCGACGGTCAGGCTCTTACGCAATCCCACCGCGTTGACTGCATGTTCTTCGCCGCCTCAGTGCGATTTTGACGGCCTTACCTTTCACCCCATCAAATCAGAATCACTCACGTATTTTTCACGCTCAGCGTGAGAAATACAGCCATTCTGTTGTATCTCTGCGACATCGTTCAGGGAATGCTATTTACCCCCTGAAACGCGGGCTGTTCCCCCGTCACCTGCGCGCAGAAAAAGCGCGTTTTTTTGTGCACGCACGGATCCCTGACGGATCCAGCCGCCACGCGGGCCGGAAGGGCAAAAATTCGTTCAAAAAAATTGTGCAAATTTGTGCACTATTGTGCAGTGTGTATCGTGCTGTTTTCTACGTAAAGAACGGATGGTAAATTTGCTCGTAGCAGAGAAGATTTTAATGATCGCAAGATATGAAAAAAGATTCATAACCCTATTTGATGTGCATACTGTTTCAGGACTTGATATGTGACTGTATAACTGGGGCCACATCGTTGGAAGTTTTAAAGGACTAAGGTAATTATTATGGCATTCAATTAAAAACAATACTATATACTATTTGATAACTATTTTGCAGCATGAAGAACCTTTAATTAATTATATGATTTTTTGTGATTGCAAATTTTTTAGATAAATAGCAAGATATCATAAATCATTATTATTCGTTTGCTTTTTAATGAGAGTGTTTGTTTATAATGCTAATTTAATTTCAATAAGGAAAAAATGGAGTTACTATGAATATAACTACTAATCAGAATGGTTTTGAGAATGGTTTTGATATTACATCTGACATATTTAATCGTAAGACATTATATGATCAAATGATACGGCTTATTATTAATGCTCCTGACTCAAATTTGGTTTTTGCGTTAGATGATATATGGGGTAGCGGTAAAACATCATTTGTTAAGATGTTAAAATCAGAATTAGAATTAACTAATAGTGAATATATAGATGTTGTTTATTTCGATGCATTTGAAAATGATTATCAATCAGATCCATTTATTTCAATATCATCTGAACTATATAATTTACTAAAACACAGAGGAGTAGAGGCCGAAGATGTAGCTGATCGCATTATTAAAACTGGTAAGAAAATAGGTGCAAAAATATTAATCGGAGGTGCAAAGGTAGCTATTACAACCCTGACAGCAGGTGTTGTGAATGGTTCTGCTCTTGATGAGGCAGGAAAAACAGTTAGCGATTCCATTAATAGTGAGTTAGAGTCTTTTGTTGAAGAGAAAATAAAATCCATGGAGCAGGAAAAAAACTCAATTGCTGACTTTAAAAAAGCTTTAGAAGAAATATATACAAATACAAAGAGAAAAACCTTGATTATTATTGATGAACTTGATCGAGCCCGCCCAGATTATTCTCTAGAGCTATTGGAAAAAATTAAGCATCTTTTTTCTGTGAAAGGTATGGTTTTCTTATTGGTAATGAATCGAGAGCAATTTGAAAAGGGAATTGCATATAAATATGGTGATATCAATACTGGTCTGTACTTGAATAAATTTATTCATTATTGGTTTTCTTTGCCCAAAATAAATATGTATGACTCTATGGTGTTACAAGCATCTAACAAAACAACGATTACAACGTATATTAAAAAAACTCTACAACAGAATCACTCTCTAGGTATTAATACAGATGGTGCTTTTGTAAGAGTCTTATCATGCTTGATTGAAACCAATAATTGCTCGCTGCGAGAAGTTGAACGATGTATTTCAACTATGCTTGTAGTGGATAATCATACGTGTATAGCGAATAATGATGATAATTATTATATGATTGCATTAGCATTGGTTTGTTTCTTGAAAGTAACTTCTCCAGATATGTTAAATCGACTACTTAAGAAGGAAATGTCTTCTGAAGAGATATTAGAATTACTTAATATAAAATCTGATTATTTTTCATCAAAGACGGAAATTAAATTGCTTAAAGAACTATTGGATTATTATTACATCGATAAAGAAACATTAAAACTATTACGTAATGAAAAGGGAAGTTATGTTCAGCGTATAGAAGGTGATTTTGCGTTTGAATATAACCATATCTTTAATATTTCCACATCAATAGCTAATATGACTATAAAATAAGAACTGTGAGTCATATTTAATCACTAAGATAATTGAAGCCTTAAATGATTGGACTTAGGGCTTTACTTATTTTTATTATTTGAAGTTGTTTAAGCTCACTATGTTACATAGTTTGTGGTCCATACCAATTTGATTTTATTGGCATTTCATAGATACACATGTTCTGTGTGAATATCCTTCTTTTATTTATCATTTGATTTTCAAACTCCGTTTCTTTTGATTATTTGTTCCCACTCTTTACTCCTCTTCGCAGTAGGTCAGCTTTGTGGCAGGCGCGTTCGGTTGTTTCACAGATTCTTTGTGTGTGCTCTGTGTCGTGAATGGCGCGCAGCATGTCAGAAAGCACAGTAACGGGGGGTTTCATGGTGTTCTGGTCCTGCTGAAGTGTGGATGCCAGGCGTGCGGCGGCTTCGGGGTCTGATGCCCCCAGCTGTTCCAGATAGCTGGCGACCGGGTTATGGCGGATCTCCGTGCTGCTTACGCCGTGATTACGGCTCAGGCGCTGCCAGAGCTGCGTGATTCGGCTGTCCGGGCGGGTATCCGGTTTGCGTACAATTTCAAATCCCTGCGGTGCAATGATGCTGCCGTCAACGTACAGGCTGCCGCCCCGTAACAGGTGCTGCATCTGCTGTTCACCGATATGCAGGCCGAGAGATTCGGCAGATTCCCGCCATTCTTTAGCGAGTAATTCGTGGTTATCAGGCAAAGGCCGCTGCTGTTTGCGGCTCTGTGTCCAGATCTGCATTTCATCACTGCTGTTTTTTGCCTGTTTGTCACGCAGCGAACGCATCAGCGCCCGGCGTTCGTGCCGTTTCAGTGAGCGCATCCATTCATCCACATCAACGCCGTCAGGAAGCTGCGGCCACAGTGCTGGCCGTTCTTCCGGCTGTTCTGTCCCGTTGTTGTCTGTTTCCTGTACACGGGGACAGTTATTGCCACGAGTCCAAGGGGCGGCAGGGCCGCCCTGAAGGTCAAAACCATTTTCGCGGGCGCTGTCTTCCGCTTCCGGTTTACGTCTTACCAGCTTCCAGTTATCCGGATGCGTGCACACACGGGAGGATTCCCCGATGAGTGGTGACCAGATCCCGTAAATCTGTACGCTCTGTTCGCCGTAATCGTTCAGCTCATCTGCGAGGTCGTAGGCGGTGCGAATCAGGTAGTCCTTGCGTGGAACAAGCACGCCACCCTGTTTTTCAATGTAGGTGGCAAAACACCCGGCATCGGCGGCAGCGAGTACCGCATCCATTGCATCATCTTTCAGCCGTTGCGGGCCTTCCGGATTGCGTGCCATCTGGCTGGCAAGGCGGCGCAGTTCACGCCACACCTGACGGGAGGGGATGCCAAAGAACTGGAACTGACGGACCCGGTGAAGGCGCGCCCAGCCGATGGCGCGCTCCACGCTCTCGGCCATTGATTTTCCGGTTTCGTGGTCAACGCGTGGCTTGCCCGTTTTCGGGTCGATGCCATCTACGGCGCGGCTGTCCAGGTTCTTTCCGATGTAGGTGGCGATGTAGCTGGTTGGCGTGCCTTTTGAGCCGTCGACGTACTCCGCCTTAAAGCGTGGGGTAATATCATCACCCAGCTCGTGACGATCTTCCTGAATGGCAATATCGCGGGTGTGGGACACAATGGTGTCGATTTCTTCCGGATGAGCAAAGACCATCATATGCCAGTGCACGGTGCCGTCATGGTGAGGCTCCACCGTGCGGATGCCATACCAGCGCAGGCCGTCGCGGTTCAGTTTCTTGCGGACCGCCGCAAAAAACGTGTTAACCAGGTAATCGCTGGAGTCGCGCATGGTGGCCCCATTCCATTTGGGATTCGGATGACCGTTCTCTGTTGTGGCGTGGTATTTTGACGGGCAGGTGATGGTCAGAAACACCGCTTTGTCGCCACGGGCTTCGGCCAGAAGTTCCAGCCCCTTCATGGTGGCCATCATTTCTGCCTTACGGTGAACCGGGTTACTTACTCCCGCGTAATACACTGTCTCGAGATCAATCGTGAACCCGTCTTCGTTTTCCAGCATGAAACTTTTCAGGAAATCGCGTGTTTTCTCGCGCTGTGCGCGAAACTCGCTTAACGCGTCCTGGCTCAGATAGGGCGATGTTTTTCTGGAAACCAGACAGGCGGCGCGGAGTTGTTCTTCCCGCCACTCGCAACGTAACAGCCACAGTTTGCGTTTCCACCATTCCGCACAGGTCAGGCGAAGGATTGCGCCCGGTAACAGTTCCGTATCCGGATCGCTCTTGTTCAGAGCTTCGTAATGTGGCGGCATGGTGTGCAGATGTAACGCCATGCGGGCCAGCATCTGATATGCCTTCAGCGTCACCTCCATGGTCAGCTCGCCATCTCTGGCACCAAGGCCATCACAGAGTGTTTCGAATGTGCTGCTGAACATCGCCGCCGTCATGGTGGCCAGCGTCTGTATCTGTTGCTTGTTAAGCTGCGGCAGGTAAAGCAAATCGTCCAGGCGTTCGCGTCCGGCAAGGGCGCGATAACCCGGTGTCAGCCAGCGGCTGTCGGTGTGGTCCAGACGTTCGAATATTTTGCGCAGGCTTCCGCGCGCGTAGCGTTCTGCCTGCCAGCCCTTTTTGCCTTTCCGGCGATCGGCTTCCTGTTTTTTGCGCAGGAAGGAGAGGTGGCGAATAAGCGGATCGCGCAGATAGGACGGCAGCAGGCGCAGCGAGGCCATGGCTTCATCCACCGCGCCGCGTGCCTGTTTTCTGGCGTCTCCTGCCAGTGCGATGGTTTTGTCCTGTTTTTCCTGTGCGTCCAGGCTTTTATTAATCAGGTTGCCCAGCGGCGTGGCGGAGAACGCCGCATCAGCCATTTCCTGGCGGCGCTCGTTCTCTACCCGGTAGGCATCCAGCCAGGAGGAAAGCGTGGATTCAGGAGCGGGGATCCCCGTTCCTTCACGCCCCACTGCGTGGCGCGGTTGTTGCCAGTCCCTGATGTATTCTGCCGTCATAGTGATTTACTTCGTCATACCATTCAGGGTGTCGCGGTAGACTGTAGCCAGCCGCTGAATTTCCAGCACGGTGTCTTCTGTGTCGGCATGGCGATGTGTGATGCGGATGCTGTCGGCAATCACATCGACGATTGCAGAGGATGGGCGCTGGTAAATGCCAATAACGGACGGGGTGCCACCTTCAATGCGGTAAAGCCTGTAATTTCCCTCGTGGCTGTCAATCATGTAGCGACCATCAATAACAATCTTTCCGTCAGCGAGCTGCGGTACAGGCAGGGATTTCTGGTACATGTCATAACGATCACGCACGCGAGCGGCAAGATCACGTTCTGTGTTGAGCAGGTATTCAAGAAAGTCGTTGGCGAGAATCATTGCGGCAATCCTCTTGTTACAGATGTGCGAAGGCCTCCCGCCGCAAGGTGCAGGAAAGGCCCGGAACAGGAATTAATGGAGTTTGTTTTGCTGCTGGATGAGCTGTTGAAGCTCGTGCAGATCATCCGCCAGATAGCTGAAAACAGAGGCGGAATAAATGTTTGATAGTGCGTGGCTGCGCTCATGCAGCATATTGATGTGCATGATTTGCGCGACGCGTGATGCGCGGGAAAGTCTGCGGTTGATTTCAGTCTGGATGTGACGACGCTCCGCGATAGCGCGGTGTGGTTTGCGGTTTGCCATGGTGTGGCCCCTTGTGTAGTAAGTTGTGAAAACTCACCATCCAGAGCTGCGAAACTGTGGGTGGCGAGACGTACGAGGTTCGCAGTACCGGCTACACAAGAACCCGGCCCGACCGAAGTCGGCCCCGTACGCCCCGCCATAATTCTGACGCGAAAAAAACGTGGCAATACAGTACGCACAAAAAAACCGCTGGCGCGGTTGTGCGCTTGTGTAGTCAGCAGGCTGCGAAACCCGACACCCGTTTTGTGAGGTGCAGCGGAAATGTAACCTGACTGATTGCGGCATGGCAAGCGGTTTTTTTGTGTGTGCATGTTCTGGTTTCTTACTGGTTCAGAAAAAAATCAAAAACCTTGTCAATGCGTTGCAGCAGCTCTTGCTGTATTGCTTCCGGTGTTTCCGGTTCGCCTGGCGCCTTCAACGTCGCGCAGAAATCAGCGATTTCATGATGGAGCGTCAGGCGAATGGCAGGAGCCGTGGTACTGGCGTGCTCCAGCTCATCCAGCAGTGCCAGCACGGCAGACGGCGAGAGCATTGCGCGAAATGCCAGTAATTTTTGAGGCGTTGCCATTCGTTGCAGGGCAAATGCCAGTTCGCGTAGCTTCTGGTGGTTGATGTTGCTCATGTTCTGGCTTCCTTCAGTAGCTGGTTAAACATGTGAGTAAGTGGATTGCTACACCCGAACGGCATCGGGTTTACGTGGTAAGAAGCCTGGCCTCCTGTTTTGCGAGCGCGACCACCTGTGCTGCGGTTTGTTCTGATGACTAAGCCGCCACGCCAAAGTCGGCGTAACTCAGCATTAATGGCTGTGGTTGGAGTATTCAGTGCTGCGGCGATTTCTCCGCCGCTACAACCCGGATGGGTAGCGATGTAGTCCAGAATGGTCATCTGCGTGGCTCCTGTACCTGTCGGATAAGATTCACCCGCGCCACGTTGGTGGCGCAGAAGTAAGTGCCGTCAGTGAGGTAGATGTGGTGTGCATCCTTTTCCGAACGGTGTTTGTCGATTGTGGTAATCAGGCGTTCGTCGACTTCGTATTCACGCCCTCTGGAGGTAAAACGAACGACAGGAAAATGCTTAATTGCCATTACGCCTCCTTGGCGTGTGCGAATACCTCCGCTAATGCGGATTGTTTTTACATTTTCTTATTTAATCTGTGGTTTTATTTGCTCTGTTATTCGCCAGTGAAAAAGCGTTCAATCTTTTTTATTGAATGAATAATTCGCATAATCCCAATAGCGCAGGCCACCGAAATAATCAGAACAAGCCATGAGATAAATATACTCATGCGATATTCCCCAGCTTATACGGTTCAATATGTTCCCCGCATTCTGCGGCACAGATCAGCTCGGAAAGTTCGTTAAGTGCATCCAGATCATCAGCGTAAAAAGCCACGTCATACAGACTTCGGATTGCTCTGGTCAATGAGTCACGGGCCGCACGTTCAGCATGAGCGCCTGATGCACTTAAGCGAAAATAAAAACGCTCAAGTGCTTTGTTAATGAGAGTTTTATATTCTTTGCCCATCACAACGCCCTTTAATCTGCTTTCTGTATTTCAGCTTCTGAATCCATACAAATAATTTCGATATAGGGTTCATCGCCATTAGCCTGGCGTGCCTTTTCAGCTTCGCTAATGATTTCTCGTACGGTCTGGTACGGAAGTTCCACAAGCAGTCGCGTGCCGTTCAGATAAACGTAAGTGGCTTCGTCGGCTCCGTTTTTACCCGCCGGAGTCACTCCGTCAATAGCGGATGCACGTAATAACAGTTCACCGCGAAAATCAATAAAACGGATAAATACACCTTGTGCATGGTCTTTGGTCATAAAGCACCTGTTATAAATCAGCCTGTTTAATAAAACTTTGCCCGCGAAGCAGACGATCAACCGTGCGAAGTGCTTCGTATAATGTGAAATCCTGCCCGAACTGATTGTCGTCACTGCTTAGAGCAAAAATGCGGTTTCCGGTAAACGGATTGCGTGGGCATTTGTGGATCACGATTCCAGCTTTCTCAATCAGCCAGGTATGCTCGCCGATTTGTTTTACTGGGTAGCCATCCGGCGTTGCGTGTGTATCACTCAGGCTGTAGCGGATGTTGCTGCGTGATGCACTGGTAGCAAAACGGTTAGCGTGGCGTTCTGCACCATTGCGAAAGCGTGAATTACGTTGCTGTTTCATGTTAAAGACTCTGTACAGATTTAATTATTCCGGCATAGAGGCCGAACTCAAAATATTTGCGATTAAATCGCATCGCATTGTTTTCACGTTTTGCGGACTGCTGGTTCATTTTCGTTTGCCTCCGCACATGAGAATTGCGCCGCTTAAGAGGTAACCGAAGTTAATTGATAGTATTACAATTAACATAAGGTCCAATTTGTCCATGCCACACATAATTACCCTCATTGCAGTAGTTGTGGGTTGTCAGGTTTCTCACCCGATAAACCAGATAACAAACGCTATAAACATCGCCCCAATAGCTGCCGGGAAAAGTCCTTTGGTATAAGCGGCGATATATTCAATGCTGAGTTCAATAAAGCGTTCTTCATGTCCCGTTAACTTGCGAAACAAATAGATCTCTATTACGCCTATCTCAATAAAAACAAGGGTCAGAATGGCGCTGATGATATGGCTGGTCATTTATGACTAAAGTCCCAGCCACAACAACCATGCGTCGCGGCGTTCTTTCGGTTGCTCAAAAAACGCTTTGCGCATGCCTTCGTTAAATGCTGGCAGATATACCCAGTTTTCTGATGCACGCGTCTTTACTGAACCTGGTTTCACAAAGTCAATTGTCGGTAGCTTTGCTGCGTCAATCATGGTTCTGACTGTGGATTCCTTGCGGCCGATCATCTTGGCGAATAGTTGATATGGCACCGCTTCAAGTGGATATGGTGCTAACTGAATGAACCCCCCAAGCTCTGATTCGCTCATTGTGGTAATCTCCCTAATTCGTTCGAATGGCTCAAAATGGCTTATATCGGCTTATTTGAGTGTTTTTATGTTTGTGCCCGATGTGGCATGTTGCGATGGAGGATATGCCCGATATGGCATCTTTGTCAAGCATGGGTGAAAAATTTCGCCTGATTCGTGAAGCAGAAGGTATGACCCGCCAGGAGTTTGCGGATTGTGTTGGGCTGCCTTATGGGACGGTAACTAACTATGAGGTGAGGGGGAAGCAAGTAACAGAGGGTGCCTTACTTAAGGTTACGAAACACCCTAAATTTAAGAAGTATGCTTATTGGTTATCAACAGATGAAACGATGCCGGAGGTCGGGCAAATTTCTCCGGCTCTCTCTCTTGATGGTTCCTGCAATTCGGAGGGAGATCGCGTTTCAACCGAAACAATCCAAAAATTATCCCGCTGAGGCCAGAAAACTGGTTAGACCTGCTTTTTGTCTGGTCTGATTATTGCTGGAAAGAGGCTGGAGAAATTGTAGAGCGGTTCATTGGAGGGCTTCGTAATGTCGATTAAGAAGCTCGAAGATGGTCGTTATTTGCTGGACATCAGGCCGAACGGACGCAAGGGAAAGCGAGTGCGTAAGGTATTTGACAAAAAATCGGTAGCGGTGGCCACTGAACGCTACATCATGGCGAACGCTGAAAAGCGGGAATATATACAGGGCTACCGTGATCGTCGAACGCTAAATGATTTGCTTGAGTTGTGGTGGATGTATCACGGCCAGCACAGGCGTAAGGCGGAAGAAGACCGAAAACAACTGCGCAACATAATTAATGAGCTTGGCGCTGATATGCAGGCTGTGGATCTTAATAAGCTGAAAATTATCGCGTGGCGTTCTCAAAAGATAGCTGAAGGATTGAAACCGTCATCTGCTAACAGGTACATGAATCGGTTATCCGGAATGTTTACCGTGCTGAAAAAAATAGGTCTTTGGGATGCAGAACATCCAGTAAGGGGAATTTCTATTCTTTATGTATCTCCACGAGAAATGGCGTTCCTGTCACAGAAGGAAGTGGCGCTATTGCTCGATACACTGGAGGGCGACTACTGGCGTGTTGCGCTTTTGTGTTTAAGCACAGGGGCGCGCTGGAGTGAAGCTTGTAAGCTTCGTGGTGAACAGATAGTTCATAACCGCGTAACGTTTCTTGAAACCAAAAATGGTCGGAAGAGAACAGTGCCAATTTCGCAGGCAGTTTGTGAGGCGATCAAAACCAGAGAAACAGGCAGCTTGTTTGAGGTGAAGTACCGGGAATTCTGCCTGGCGCTGAAAAGAGTTAAGCCCGATTTACCAAAAGGCCAGGCTGCACATGTGCTGCGGCATACGTTCGCCAGCCATTTTGTGATGAACGGAGGAAACATTATTGCGCTTCAGAAGATTCTTGGTCACGCAACCATTCAGCAAACAATGGCATATGCGCATTTTGCACCGGATTACCTGCAGGATGCGGTGGCCCTTAATCCGCTGAAAGGTGGCGTAAGTGTCCACGCAGTGTCCACGGGGGATTAATTTTATATAGCCTGAAACGGCTTAAAGGGCGATACTGAATAACAATTTTTCAGTATTGCCCGTCTAAATGGTTATGTTGTTATCTGTATGATTATTAATGTTTTTTCAGATTAAACAGCAGTTTGCAAATGGGCGTTTGTTGATAAAGGAGCCTTAGATTGTCAGAGACTGAAAAAGGGTTAAAAATCCTTGTTGATGAAAA